TTAAATGCGCCCAGTGGCCAGCAAACTGGAAACGACGGACAAGCCTTGCGAAATCGGTATTACTCCACCGAATAGCGGCCCCTGGATTTGATGGCAGAGCGGGTTTAAACTCCTTCTACGCCTTGCCAGGCGGCTCGAACGGCAGGACACCCCGGAGAGACGGGGATTTATTCGCATGGTGATTGCTGTAGGGGTAATCTGGAAGATCGACGGATCAAGGCGACGGTGCAAGTCCGTTCCGGCATAGGGCCGCTACCACCAGAGTCAGGTGCAAATCCTGTCAGTCACCAGCCGAATGAATGGAATGCGTAGGCGATACGCTATTTAGGAAGTGGGCATAACTCGGTAAGTCGTTTCGATAAGCTCCGCGCTCGACGTAACCCCATAATGCCGGGATCGCATCCGGCCCATTCATTACTAGCAGGCATGTGAACTGGAACAGGAGCGGCGAGGCTTGACCTTCTGGAGTCCATCCGTAGTAGTCGCCGGCTGATCACCGGCAGCCTGCAACCTAATCACAGGAGCTAAAAATGAAAGACAAAAACGTAGTAAAGGTAGACTTCAAGCAGGCAAAGAAAAAGCAAGATCCGCAGGAGTCAAAATCTGGCAAATGCTGCCAGCATCTAGATAAGTGCGCAGGGCACTCATTTAGCGGCTAGATACATATCTCGCAGCAACACGGCCCATTCATTACAATTATCAGATGCGAGCAATATAGAAAATGAAATCCATAAGTGATTCAGATAGAATAAAGCAGATCGAAACCGGCATCACTGCTGCCGACAATGGAAAGCTTTCATCTTTAAAATCAGTGAAAGTAAAATGGATTGAAAGACAGTCACGGCAACGTAATTACGCTAGCGCGCGATAGGTAGAAAGCGGTTGTCCTCACGCGAGTATTCTTAAAGCTTTGCCTTGGTAATTACGGGTAACTGGTATAACCTCACTGCCAGTTACTGCCATCTATACGCACGAATCATAACCATAAACCGCAATCACTGGAGACGGCCATGACATACCAAAACTAGAGGCGTATGACATGTTCACTTGGAATTACAGAATCACCAGCAAGACCGTAAAAGGCGTCAAGCTGTTTGGGCTTTCCGAAGTCTTTTATGGTAAGCGAGAAAAGGTAAAGGGCTACACCGACTGGATTGACCCTAACGGGCGCAAAGATATTGAGTCGATTCGCTTTACTCTGACCAAGATGCTTGAAGGGCTTGATAAGCCTGATAGCGGGATTGATCTCGACAAGTAGCAACACGGCCCCGACACGGATTAAAACCCGGCGCTCGGGGTTTTTTCTTGCCCGCAGTTACCGTATGCAGCTATCATGCCAACATAGCAACCAGGGCGTGACCAGTGATGGCCGACGATATGAGCACAATTCCGCCGCGTGTCAACGAGGTCGAAAGGGAAGTCCACACGATCAAGCATCGGCTGATGATGATCGAGGATACCCACAAAGACACTCCGCACCGACTAACGGTGTGCGAGCTGGCGGTTAAGGACATGCCGCACATCCGCAAGGAGATGCGAGAACAGCACGACATGATCCGCAAGGGGTTCACCCTTACCAATGGCATTCTGTTGGGTGCTGCTGCCGTCTGGTTCTTGTTCCAGGCCGGCCCGCAGATTATGAAGTTCCTGGGCGGCCACTAATGGCTAAACTTGCTGCTGGTATTGCGCTTGCGTTGTTGGCCGGCATGTTTGTCGGCAAAGAGGTTGGCGAGTCTAATGCGCGCCAGGACATAGCCGATGATTGCAGGTATGGGGGTTCGTTCACATACAAGCAAACCGGATTTGAGTGCCGTAAAAGATGAGCCACAACCACAAATCGCCCGACCTAGGCTTGACCGAAAAGAACACAGCATTCGCCCGCGCTGTCGTTCTGGACGTTCGCCGCGATAAGACAATGGGCGACCACTATCAAGACACGTTCGGCGGTAACATGACGCGGGCCAGCTATTCGTGCTGCGCCAGTCGGCTCTGGAAGTCTCCACCGATCCAGGCATACGCCGAAAAGCTGCGAGAGGAAATGAGGGAAAGGTTTATGGTTACTGTCGAGAGTTTGATTGCTGAGCTGGAAGAGGCTCGGCAAGTTGGCAAGACTACAGAGTCAGCAGCGCCAATGGTCGCGGCCACAATGGGCAAAGCGAAGCTATGCGGACTCGACAAGCAAATCATTGAGCACCGAGGCGACATTCCAGTTGGCGCCGTGACTATCGAGGTAGTAAGTGCGCGCCCTGAAAATAACGGCAACTGAGCCTCAGGGTCGATTCCTTGCAATGCCTGAGCAGTTTCGGCTGTTCTGCGGTGGGTACGGTTGCGGCAAGTCTGAGACGATGGCCAATGCCGCACTCATCGACGCAGTTAGCGCACCAAACAGCCTGATTGGCCTGTACGCGCCGACTTATGACCTTATCCGCCTCATTACCGCACCTCGCATACAAGCCAAGCTAGAACAGCACGGCATTCGCTACACATACAACAAGTCAGAGTTCAGCATATCGACCAGCTCGCCGGGCATTGGCGACTTCATCATGCGCAGCCTTGACGTGCCTGAGCGGATCATTGGCTACGAAACATTCGCAGCTCACCTTGACGAACTGGACACGCTAAAGACTGACCACGCAGAAGAAGCCTGGCAGAAGTGCCTTGGCCGTAATCGCCAGCATAACAGCCGTGATCCTGGCGCGATTAACCGCATGAGCGCCTACACAACGCCAGAGGGTTTCCGGTTCTGCCATAAGCAGTGGGTGATTAATAGGACTGAGCGTCACGGCATGGTCAAGGCGTCTACGCGCACTAACCCGTGGCTGCCAGATGGGTACGTTGACACCATCATGGCGACGTATCCTGCGCAGTTGCAGCGGCGTACATCGACGGCGATTTCGTCAACCTTACCAGCGGAACGGTTTATCACGCCTATGACCGGATCGCACATAACTCGACCGAGACGATCAAGCCGCAAGAGCCGCTATTTATTGGCCTAGACTTCAACACCGGGAAAATGGCTGCGACGATCTATGTCCAGAGGCCTAATGGCTGGCACGCGGTTGCCGAGCTGAAAGACGTATTTGACACGCCGGCAATGGCCGACATTATCAAAGAGCGCTGGAAGAACAACGGCCATCGGATCGTTATCTACCCAGATGCCAGCGGATCAAGCCGCAAGACCAATGACGCCAGCCGCACGAACATAGCCATTTTGCAGCAGGCTGGATTCGATGTTCGCGTGAAGTCGAAAAACCCGGCAGTCCGTGACCGTATCCTGGCGGCAAACGCTGCATTCACTGCCGGCAAGGTGTGGATCAACTCACGCGAATGCCCGACCGTTGCTGGCAACCTTGAGCAGCAGGCATACGGCAAGAATGGCGAGCCTGATAAGACCAGCGGCACGGATCACCAGAACGACGCCACGACTTATCCGATTGCGTACGAAATGCCTATTCATAAGCCGGTTATGGCTGTGCCGGTGAAGTTCGGTTACTAGGGATGCTAGACAGTCTGCGCGCATCGTGTATAGTGCTATGGCGGATTGGCCGCGATTGGAGATTGGAAAATGATTCTTTTGCTTTGCGGGCTGGTGACTTTGGCAGTGGTTGGCGCCGTTATTCTGGCGATGGCGAGCAGCTTGGATAGCATTATTTGCGCGGTGCTCGGCATCACCTCAGTGGTGATCGGCTGCCTTGGCCTGATTGTTTACTGCGTGCTAGTGATGGACTACATAGGAGCAGAGCACAAAGCCCGCATCATTAACCGCGAATACGGCACTAACTACACTCAGGAAGAGGTGTTCTACGCATCAAGCGTCATTGATACCGTCCGCGAGCTTGACCGTAAGCGCATGGAAATTAACGGCGACATTCTGAAGAACAACTGATTGGAGTGGAAGAAATGAACGAACAGATTGATTGGGGTAATGCGCCTGAGTGGGCTACAAAGCACGGGCTTATAGGTATGGGCCGGCAGCCAATATGGTTTAACAAAAGCGAATATACGTATGTTAATGGGCAGCAGGGCGGGCGCGTATTCCTCTTCGATGGCCCTGGATACCCGATTGCAGGCGTGGTTGATGCAACTGAGCGCCCAACCACCCCATCATGGTCAGGCGAAGGTCTGCCGCCGGTTGGGGTGGTGTGTGAGGTTGAATATGATGATGGCCGCCAGATATGGCATGAGGCAGAGGTGATTTATCACAAGAAAGACGGCCCGAGAATCGCAGCAGCAATGTTAATCGGTGATGGCCGCGATAAGCTTGTATGGGTTTCGCAATTCCGCCCAATCCGCACCCCCGAGCAAATCGCGGCGGATGAGCGGGAGGCGGCAGTAGATGCGATGGTCAAGGCGTGCCCATACCCAGGATCAACGAGCACGCGACTCGACTGCGAATCCCTCTACAGCGCAGGCTACCGCAAACCCTAACACCCAAGCCGGCCATCACGCCGGCTTTTTTACCGCTATCGTTTTTTATGGCATAATCCTTGCACGAATAACGCCAGGGCCAGAACATGCCGATCACCTCTACGCACCCACAATACGCCGACCAGTGCGCAAGATGGTCGATCAATAGGGCCGCGTGCCGTGGCCAAGATGAGGTTAAGCGCGCAACCACTGACTTCTTGCCTGACGACTCAGCAGCAGACCGCAGCAGCGAGGCCCGCGCCCGTTATGCCCGCTACCTTTTGCGCGCGACGTGGATGCCTGTCAGCGGATATACGCAACAGGGATTGATTGGGATGGTGATGCGTCGAGCACCTGAGGTCGAGCTGCCACCCGAAATCGAATACGCCACCGAGAACGCAGACGGCGCAGGATTGTCACTTGATCAGATGGCCAAGCAGGCGCTTGCCGAGGTTATCGAGGTTGGCCGTCTTGGCTTGCTGGTCGACTACCCCTCTGCTGAGCCTGGACTGTCCGCCGAGCAGGTCGCCATGATGGGCCTGTCTGCTCGCATGACGATCTATCGCGCAGAGTCAATCGACAACTGGCGCCTGCGCAATATCGGCGGGGTGTTGCGTCTTGTGATGGTCAAGCTATGCGAGGTTGCCGAGGTCGAGAAAGACGACTATGCGCTTGAGTATGAAAAGCGTTATCGCGTCCTGAAACTTGAGAATGGCGTCTACACCCAAACCGTCTACAACGAAAAGGAAGAGCAGATTGGCGAAGTGATCACGCCTCGCCAGTCTAACGGCGCGGCTTGGGATCACATTCCGTTTCACATTATCGGCGCGACCACTAACAGCCCCGAGGTCGATCAGGCGCTAATCAGCGGCATCGTTGACTTGAATACTGCGCATTATCAGATGTCTGCGGACTCGGCTAAGAACCTGCATATCCACTCGGGCGGCACGCTGGTTATCAGCTCCACCATGAGCAATGAGCAATGGAAAGAGGCTAACCCGCAAGGCATCACAGTAGGCGCGGATCAAGGTCTATTCCTTGGCGACTCTGGCGCGGCGAACCTGTTGCAGCTAAACCCCGCCAGCGCAGTAGAAGAAAAACTGCGCACCCTCGAAAGCCAAATGATCGCAGTAGGCGCGCACCTAATCACTGACGCGACCAGCAACGAAACAGCAGAGGCCGCGCGCATTGACGCTAGCGGTAAAGCCAGTTCGCTGTCTACCGCGGTCGGCAACGTCAGCGAAGGTCTAGAGGCCGCACTTGAAGACATGGCGCGATTCATGGGCGGCAACCCCGACTCCGTGAAGTACCAACTGAATCAGCAATTCTACCCGGACAACCTCGACGCGCAGACCATCATGGCAATGATCCAATTGCTTGACCGTCAAGTGATCGCGGTGCAAGACGTGCGCTCCAAGCTGCGAGGTGGCGGCTTGATTGCGCAGAACCGTACCGACGAAGAGTTGGACAGTGAGCTGGGCGACGTTGAGCCGTTGGCGCCTGTTGTATGAGTGCAAATGGCTTTATCACCGACCGCCTCACAAGGCACATGGTGTTTTTACAGCGATTCGCCGGCCAACAAGTCAAAGAATCGCTGCCAATCCTCAAGCAGATGGCCAAGGAGATCCGCGCCGCACTACAGCGCCAGGACTTGACGGACTTCCAGACGGCTCGGCTTATCGCGCTGCAAATCGACATCATGGCCATTACGTCGGCTGCTGGTGTCGAGCTGGAAGAGTTGATGACGGCCAACATGACAGAGTTTGCCGTCTATGAGGCTGGATTCACGCAGAAGCTGTTGCAAGGCGCAGTCACGGTTGAGCTTGCCGGCGTTTCGTCTGTTGCGCTTGGTGCTGCTGTTACGTCCGCCCCGATGAAGTTGATCAGCGGGCAGAAGACGATTAACACGACGTTTGCGGGGATCTTCGACACATTCGCTAGCGGCGTATCGCGCGAAGTGATGACGACCGTGCAAGCAGGGATCACTGCTGGCGCGACGAATGCTGAGATCACGCGAAATGTTATGTCGCTGGTTAATACAAGGACTAGGGCGCAGGCGGAAACAGTCGTTAGGACTGCTGCGAATGCTGCCGGTAGCGTTGCGCGGGCCGAAGTTTACAAGGCCAATGCGGATGTTTTGAAGGGCGAAGAGTTTTCCGCTGTTCTCGACGGGCGCACCACGATTACCTGCGCGTCACTTGACGGAAAGATTTACCGAGTTGCCGAAGGCCCGCAA